TTAGTAGCTAGGTCTTGAGTCAAGGCAACATTAGGATTGATGATGTTGTTGTTGGCTACAGCATTCCAAGCAGAACCTGTCCACACATACGTAGTGTTGTTGGTCGTGTTAAAGTACAAAGCACCAGCTACTAAAGCATTACCCTGTACATCTACAGTAGGCTCAGAGCTAGAAGCACCTACGTAAGTGTTGTAGTAGTTGCTCCAAGTAGAAGCAGCATTGGAAGAGTCAGTGGCACTATCAGCACTCTCAACAGCACTAGCAGCACTCTCAGCCGCTTTAAGCAAAGCAGTACCAGCACTACCGGCAGCAGCTGTTTCGCTGTTAGACGCGCTTACAGAGCTTGCAGAGGCACTTACAGCAGAGGCAGCAGCATTAGTGGCAGATGTTCCAGCAGAAGCAGCGCTAGAGGCAGCAGCGTTTTTAGATGCAGATGCAGCAGTAGCACTGTTGCTTGCAGCAAGAGCACTGTTAGCTGAGTTAGTTTCGGATGTAGATGCAGAAGATGCGCTAGAGTTTGCAGCACCTGCGCTAGTAGCTGCGGCGGAAGCACTGTCAGACGCACTGGCAGCACTTGAGGCTGCGTTAGTGGCGCTAGTGGTAGCATTCTGTACAGCAGTCATGTTATCGGCTACAGACGTAACGTCAGCGCTTATTCCTGCTACTGTGTCTACGTCACCACTAATACCAGCTACTGTTGATACATCACCAATGTTACCGGCTACTGTACCAATGTCAGCAGCGTCAGCAATAACAGTGTCAAGTTTAGGCTCTAGGCCAGCTACAGTTGTTACGTCGCTGCTTATACCTGCTACGGTTGTTACGTTGCTGGAGATACCAGCTACTGTACCTATGTCGCTTGCGTCAGCAGCTACAGTATTAATGTTTGTGTTGTTACTTGCTACAGTGTTTACACTGGCAATGTTGTCACCAACAGTGTTTACGTTAGTAATAGAACCGGCTACTGTGCCGATGTCTGAAGCATCTCCGGCTACTGCCGTGATGTTGGAAGAATTAGTAGCTACAGTGTTTACGTCAGCAATATTACCTGCAACAGTATTGACGTTGGCGATGTCGTTGTAGACACCTGTAATTTCTGTAGTCTTAGCCGCTACTGCTTGTACTGCGGTACTGTTAGCTAGTGTTGCTGAAGTTTCTGCGGCTGTTGCTGAATTAGATGCTTCTGTGGCTGAGTCAGACGCTGCCGTAGCAAAACCTGCTGCGTCTGTTACTGAACCAGATGAAGCCGTTGCGTTGTCGGAAGATGTACTAGCGTGTCCTGAAGCGGCGGCTGCTGAGGCAGCGGCGTTAGTTGCACTTGTGCTTGCTTCAGCTGCACTACTAGCTGCTTCACTTGCTTTAGTAGTGGCTATTCCTGCCTGTACAGTTACTGCGGATATTGTGGAATCGTCAGTTGAATCACTGGCTCCTCCTGTTCCTCGATAAATAGCCATTCATAGCCCCTACGAAAAAAAGTGATAATAAGAAATGAGGGTGTAAAAGAAGGGGACTCCCGTTAAGAAGCCCCCTTAGTTGTCTTAGCCGTTTACAGCTAGAACGAGACCTGCTTCTGGACGTAGTACCTGAGTACCGTACAGACAATCAGCAGTGTAAAGAGTTCCAAGGAATTCTTGCTTGTACTGAGTTTGTGAACGTACAGCTTGTTGCTCAGCCAGAACCATAGCGTCCTTGTGGAACAACATTGCACCTTTAACTTCGCCACCAGCAGCGTTTTCGGCAGCAGTTTCAAGTACAGGGCAGTTAGAAGTAGTGTATACGTCAATGCCGTACAAGTTACCAATCTGACCGTTCTTAACACCACGACCATCTACGAAGTCAGAAGACATGTAGCGGTCAACGCCCATGATAGCGTTACGAATGGAAGGAGGAACTACGAAAGAACGACCGTCCATAGGAACGTCTGCGTCATCCAGCTTCTGGATAGCAGCACGGAAACCAGCATCGTTAAATACGTCACTAGCAGCTACAGCGTCAGCGGCGTAAGATTCGATACCAGAAGTACCAGAGAAGTTGTAAGTGTTGCTGTGAATCCAGTCAGTACCGGAACCGTTGTCGTCGCCGAACTTCTTGCCCAACAGGAACAAATCTTCGTCAACTTGCTTAGACAGACCGTAGCCTGCGTCGCCGGTGTAGAACTGACGGAGAGAAGCCAGAGCCTGTACTTCGGTGATGTCTTCAATCAAGCGAGAGAACTCGAAGTGCTTGTTGATAGCAATCAAAACTTCTTCTTCAGTTCCGTTCTGAATAGTAACAGCGGTGTTAGCCTGTTTAGCAGTAGCAGAACCACGAAGAGGCTTAGGTACGTGAATGGTGTCGCCTTTCTTGCCTGACATGCTCATCTTCTTAACGAGATTAGCCAGAACTAAGTTAGACTTATATGCTGCGACAACCTCGTCACTCCAGATTTCTGGGATGAAAGTTGCTGCACTTGTGTTGTCAACCATGCCGCCTGTGGCGGGATATACTGATGTAGCCATGAGATAATACCTTTAAATAATAATATTTGAGTTAGCGGACTCTCTTTTCGGCATACGCTTTAGTAATTTCATCACTAAGTTGTAAGTACCGGTCTGGGTCATCCTGCATTAGTTTAATAATGTCTGAACGTCTGTAGATTTTTCTAGACTGTTGTTGTCCATTACCCTTTGTACTTCCTGTAGAGGCTGACTTAATTGCTTCCTTACGTCCTGCCTTCTCAGCAGCTAAGGTCTGAGTTACTACACCTTGACGTTCCTTCCAATTAGTCAGAAGTTCGTCAGCGGCTTCGTAATCATAACTACGGTCTGCTTGAGCAAAGAGCTGGGTTCTAATCTTAGAGCTTTTAATCCAGTCAACAAACTTAGAGTCAGCGATGACCTCTTGCATATCTGGGTGTCGTTGGGTTAGTTGTGACAACGCAGATGAACGTTTGTTTTGTAGAGTTGTTTCCTCAGCCTTCTTAATGGAAGGATGATTAGCAATAGCTCTAGCGACAGCCTTGTCTGGGTCTGAGAAAAAATCTATTTCTTCTTCAGTTTCTTGCGTTGGTGCTGATGTATCGTTTGTGTCGAGTTGTGTCTGAATGTAACTATCAACTACGCTACGTAACTCCCCCACTTCACTGCTCTGTCTACCTAAAAGCTTCTCAGCTTCTTGGTGCATCCTTACAATATCAGCAGTTGACTTTCCTTTGTACTTATCGGGGATGTCATCTTCAGCTACAGTTTCTGTTTGAGGGGTTGACTCTTGCGGAGTTTCCTCTGGTTCAGGTGCTGTATCAAAAGTTGTAATTTCTTCTTCTTCGTTGATGTCTTCTGGACGCTCGTCTATAAGTGTTGCCATTATTAAACTCCGTGATATATTATCATTGTGGAGGTTTCATGTAAGTAAAGCTTCTGATTACTCAGAGTTGGCCTTACGCTCTTGCTTCAGTTTCTGTTCGCGCATCTTCATCCATTTCATAGTAGCACCTACATTATCACCAGAAATAGGGTCAATCTTACTGCGAACAGGGGTAATCATTTTCCTAGAAAGCTGACCGCAAGTAGCACAGTCAGCCTCTTTAGTATTACTGTCTATAAATAACTCAGTAACGTGTCCTTCTGGACATTGGAAATCAAACATGACCCGCATCAGGCTGCTTCTTGCTCTTCTTCTTCATCAGGCTCTTCTTGTGCCTGTTCCTCTGCGGCTCTAATCTGTTGTTCCAGTGTCAGGAGACTAGCAATGATGGAAAGTTGACCCTTACGGAAGTGCAGGTTGTTTTCATCTGTAGTTTGTTCCACTGAGTTAATGTGTACAGCGTTTGCTTTTAAGTCAGCAAGAAGAGACTTCCAGCCTTCGTTATGAAACAACGTGTACATGCTTTCGTAATACTTTTCTAATTCTTTGTCTATCATACTGTTTTTCCTTTTAGGACAGTTTAAGGTTTAAAATTTAAGTAACTGATTAAAGTATACTATAGTACATTATAGCATATTTTAAGGTAAAAGTCAAGAACTATTTTGACTTAGACTTGTTTTTT